GCCCCGTCAGCGTCACCGTTTGCCGCACCTCGGGCGTCCGGTTGATCCGGTCGGCCAGCGAGAGCAGCCAGTAGCGCATCGCCTGCGTCACACGGCCGGTAATCGACTGCGCGCGCACCGGGCGCTCGACCACGAATTCCGGGGTCGGCGCAAGCGACGACGCCATTAGGCGGCTTGTGCCCAGAGCCCACGGCCATCCACCTCAGCCCCCATCACCCGCCACGGAATCGGGTCCGTCACCGTTACCTCCGGCACCCATAAATGCGTACTCGACGGCAGCCGCGTCCAGACGACCTGCGTCCCATACGTCCCTTGTTTCCCCGCGGCCGCCTGCCGCGTATCCGACCACGTTTGGCCGTCCGTCGAGGACCGCAACATCACCTGTGGGTCCACGCCATCCCCGGTCGCCGTGCCGAGCCCGACTTCCAGCATGAGCTGGAACCGCGACACAAACAGACGACGCACCCCAGGACTGCGCCAGAGCGGCGGGGGGACGCGAAGACGCCGAATCACCGACCCGTCACACTCGGTCGTCGTCGTCGTATCCATCGTGCAAATCAGGCCACTTGTCCGGTCACCGACCAGATGTTTCGAGAAGCCGAAACAGTGGACGCGCGGACTCCAGAGGTCGTAATCCCCAGCCGCCGAGTCCCACATCCCGCGCTCGTGCCACACCCCGGTCGTGACATCAAACGCCCATGTTGCATTCGCAGCCGGAAACGTCAGCACATAAAAGGTATGGCCGTCCATCTCATAGACGAGTGCCTCGGCATCGGTAATCTTCGACGTCCGTTGATACCCCGCAATGGCCGTCTCGACGGCGTTGGTGGAGATGCGCTCCGGCACCAGACCCTGTGCGCCCACGACAATCCCGGCCCCGTCCGACGTCTGCGACAGCCAGCACATCAGTCGGCCCACGAGCTTCACCGTCCAGGGGGCCGGGGTGCCGTAGCCAAAGACGGAACCGGGCACCGGCTCGAACGGGAACGGACTCGCGCCGCTGTCATACCAGACTTCGCCCGTCTGCTCGCCAATCAGCCAAATCTGCCGACTCCCGTCCACGACCATCGCGCGCCACGGGTCAGGGGCAATGGACCGCTGCGCGTACTGGGTCGCGTCCCAGGTCGTCCCGTCATTGAGGTCGCTGATGCGAAACGTCGAGGTGGCGGTGTCAAAGGCCAGGAAGTACCCGTCCAACATGCCGGCCATCACGCAGTCCCCGGTCAGCACCGTCGAGAGGCCGTTGGTCGAGAGGTCCAAAAGATACCCGTTGGTGCCGCTCGCAATGAGCAGCTCGTCGCCCGCATCGCCATTGCTCGCAATACTCGCCGGGTTGGGGTCTTGCAGCATCGTGCCGCGACTCGTCGCCGTCGCCCCGGCGAAAATCTCATACAGCGTGCCGCCCACGACCGCATGGACGCGCCCATTCATCGAAAACAACGCGCGGGTATTCACCGTGCCAACCGTCAGAAACTCGTCTTGCCCCGGCGTCGGAAAGAGCGCCGCGCCCCAGGGGATGGCCGCACTCGCAATTTGCTCGGGATACCAGTTGACCGTCCGCTCCATGTCCGCCAACGGACTTTGTAGCTCGTAGGAGCCAGAAATGAAGCCGGGATACAGCATTAGGTGTCCGAATAAATGTTGTAAATATTGCCCGCGCGCCCGAAGAGCACGCCCGCCGTGCCACAGCCCAGGTCGCGCAGCCGCATATTGGCGCGTTTCACGTCCGCCTTACTTTCAACGGCCGCGAGCTGCAACGCGGGCGAGAGGCCCGCGTCAAATGCCGAGGACAACTCCATCGCCAGGCCGGTACGGAGGAACCGTCGATAGCCAGGGGGGAGCGCAATCGTGTCGGTGATGGCGTCAAATTCTGCGACGGGAGACTGCGTGTAAATGACGCCCTCCAGGGTCGCACTTGTGGGCACGGGGTAGGGATAGAGCGTGCCGAAGCCGCTCGTAAACGTCGGGTCGTAATACCAGTTTTGCGGATAGACCGACGTCAGGGCCTTCTGGGCAATCGCGGCATAGGCATCGACCGTCAGGACGGGACCGAGCTGGTACTCCAGTGTCGGACTGACACTGGTGTCCTGAAACCCGATGTTCTCAATCGCCATCGGCCCGGTCGGCCGCGCCACATTCACTGTCGCGCCGGTCCCAATGGTGTAGGAGGCTGCCGTTGAGAGTGTCCACGTCGTCCGGAGAATCGTAAAGACCGTGAGGTCTTCGGTCGCAAGCCCGTTAATCCAGTCGTTGAGGCGTGAGAGCCCCAACGCAGCATCATCGGCGCTCACCGTCTCTCCCGTTTGAATGACCCGCAGGTCTTGGAGTGAGGCGGTGATGAGTTCCTGCACCGTCACCGCTACACCTGATACAGCGCCAACATCAGCGTGGCCGTGGTGGACGTGCTATTGACGCGAATCGTCGTGAGCGGCAACGTCTGCCCGGCCGTGACTGTAAAGCTCCCCGTGGACCCATCAGGAAACACCGCAACCACCACCCCAGCCCCCCCGCAGTACACCGCCTCGGCCGTGATGGCCTTCGTGTCGGGATTCGCGGAGTAAGTGCTGCCGTCGAAATTGACGGTGTCCGACTTGGTAATCGCGACCGCGCGGTTATACGTCTTGTTCACTTGTGGCACCACTCACCGCCTTCTTCGTCGGCCGTCCGCGTTTCCGTCGCACCGGCACGTCCGCGACGTGCTCGTGCGTGGCATCATCGGCAACCTTGGCTTCCGCCTGCGCTTTCGCGCTCATGCGCTGGTCAGAAAAATGTCGCGCCGCCGCCGTGTCGGCGATGGTGCGCTGATCGGTGTCATACCGGGTGAGCGCCGCATCAGGCGTCTCCTCCCAGCCCGCGCGCAACGCCTTCTCTAATTCCTCAGGGCTCCGCACGGTGAGCTGACATTTCCTCGCAAATGTCTCGGCTTTTGCCTCACCCATCGCCGTACGCGGGTCGCCACACATCACTTTGCCATTCTCATTCGGAAAGGCTTTGTAGACCATCGCCGGAAACGCGACATACCCATCCGCGTTAAACCCGCCCTCGCGCTTGGGTAAATTCCACCGATCCATCTCGCGCGAAAATGCCGAATCGGGGTTGTGGACAACGGGCATACACCTCTCCCTGAAAATGGGGACGAGGCCGGATGCCCCGTCCCCCCGACATGACCGAAATTACGCAATCGCGACGTCAATCGCGGTGAGCGTGCCACTCATCGGACTCGGCAACGGCACCCAAATGGAATTGGCCGCTGTCAAGAGCATGCAGCACTGCCCACTCCCATCGAAAGTACCGACGTCGTAGCCCGATCCGGCATCGCCCAGGCCAGCGGTATACGTCACCGTATGGGCCGCTTTCCCGTTCGCCACAATGGCGAGGATGATGCCATCCTGCGACGAGTCGGGATCGGCCAGCGTCATCGCCAGGGCACTCGTCCCGTTGATGATCGCGGTCGTCCACTGCGCCGCGCCAAACGCGATCGCCCCTGCCGCCGAATAACTGGTGGTGGTGAAGGGGATCGTCCCTGGTTTCAGGTTGGCCGTCCCTGGCGCGGCGACCGTGAAATCGGCTGCCGCCCCATGCGTGACATTGGCCGACGCGACATGTGCCGCCGTGACCGTGCCATTCTGCCCGCGCAAGACGTTCACCGTCGTGCCGCTGACATAATCCTGCGTGACCTGCAGGAACTCGCCATCAATGAGTACGATGCGCCCCGCCGCCACCGAAGTGGCCGACGCAACGACAATCGAGCTATCGGTGACCGTCACAGCAGAGCTGAGTGTCGTAGTGGCTAATGCCATGACTTAACCCCAAACCCGCGCCGCGAGGCGCGCTTGAATGGTCGTGGCTCCGATCAGAATGTCCAACCGCGACGGATTCTGATCCGTGCCGATCTGGTACTGCTCGACCATGCGTATCGAAAATCCGAGCGACTTGGAGCGCACCGTCGTGCTTTCCGCGCCAGCACCCGGTTTCATCAAGTCCGCCATCACAAACGCGAAGGCGTCCGGATGGTAGACAAATGACTGCGGACTTGCGGTGGTCGCCAGGGTGCCACCCGCTGCCGCTGTGGTCCCGAGCACCGTGATGACCGCGTTGTTGTCCGGCGAGGCAGACACCGTCTGCAGCGCGCCTGACGTGATGATCGATGGGCTAATCGGCAATGTCGCCATCGCCCCTGACGAATCCGACGTCGTCGCCGTCACCACGAACTGCTGGAGACGACCCGAGGACGAGTAGGACAGCGGGTTGACCGAGTTGACGCCAGCGATGGTAAAAACATCGCCTTTGTTCAGGGTCGCCGCGCCTGACGCCCAGCCATCCGTCGCAATCGTGCTGCCCGTCTGGTCTGCGCCATTGACGAGCGGGGTCGAGGCGGTATACGTGCCGGTCGTATGCGTTGGTCGCACCGGGTCTTGATACCATCCGTCCACACCCAACTGCTTCCGGCCGAATTGCCCTTCGGTGTAGTTCTCGGCAATCACGGCACTCGGATTAAAGAGTGACGTGGTCGTGTCGGCCAGCGTGCTCATCGCCAGCGGGTCCAACATCGCCACACGTCCGAGGAGCGGCGTCGAAAGGTCCGTGAGCTTCACGCCCGCTTGCAGGTACGTGAGTGTCGCGGTCGGCGTCGTTCCCGGCGTGCCCACCGAGCTGTAAATATCCGTATAGACGTTGTCAAACGCGAGCACTTCGGCCGCGTTCGCCAACGCCTCCGCGCCCGGATTGACATAGCGGGTGCGGATGTTGTCGAGTTCCGTCGTCGCCTGCGCCGACGAATAGCCAAACGCCACGTTTTTCTGATTCGTGAGCGTAATGGGCACCGTCTGGTCGTAGAGATTCTGGAGCTGGAGCGCCTGGCCGTCCGTCACAGTGAAACGCTGCGGCAGACGGGCGTTGACCGTGTTGCCCACCTTGGCACCGGCCTGAACATACTGATCGTCATAGGTCCGATTGACGTGCGCGAGGAAGACCAGCTTATTAATGAAGGCCCTCGCCACCTCTTTCGTCGTCCACGACGGCGTTGCGAGTGTATTCGCCATGAGGCTTATCCTCTACAGAAGCCCGCGCTTCCGATCGGCGGCATTCATGCGCTTGAAATGTTCTTCAAACGACAAATCGTCGCTGATTTCGTTCGCATCGGGCGTATGAGGCGAAGTACCGAGCGGCTTGATCGGCGGTTTCGCGTGACTCACACCTCGCGCGGGGCCGCTAACAGACGGGGCCGCAGTGAGGCGCTCTTCCAATTTGCCCATTTCCCGGTAGACTTCTGCCGGGTGCAGCGTGGACAGACGCTGAGATTCCGAAGGATTCGCGGAAAGATGCTGGAGGAGTTGCACGCCTACCGGCGACTCCATCGCGAGATATTGCATCGGGAGTGACATGGGGACATCCGGGTCCAGTGTCGCGTCGAGGTCAGGATTCTCCGCCCGGGCTTTCGCGAGACGCTCCTGCCACTGCGCCGTATGGGCCGCATGGGCCTCACGCTGTTCCTGCTCCTGGTAGTACGCCTGTCGTCGCGTTTCATATTCGTGCTGGCGGGCGTCCGTGACAAACGTCGCCAACGCGGCCGTGTAGTCGTCGTAATTCTCAAACTGCTCAGCTTTCGGGGCACTCGGCATCGACTTGTACCGCGCCCAATCAGGCTGCGCGTCGGCTGGCACGGCGGCGGGGGCCGCAGCAGGCGCTGGGGCCGACAGTTCAGCCACCCGCGCCTCGGCCGCGTCTGCCCGGCGCTCCGCTTCACGCTGTTTGGCAATCGCCGACTGGACGGCCACCCTCGGATCGCGTCGACGCGCTTTCGACACGGGTGTGGGCTCGACGTCGGTAGACGCGGCCTCACCCGTGGGCGTCGGGATCTCGTCGGATGTCGCCTCGACCGGAGCCCCCTCAGACGAAGCGACGTCCTCTGACGGTGGCGTCTCAGTCGGCGTCTCCGGAGGGGTCGCCGGGAGCGCAGGGGCGTCCTCCGCAAAGGCGAGTGCGATCTGATCCGCACTCTCGTGATTACTATCGATGGTGATATCACCGGACGTGACGATTGCGGCCTCTGTTGGCATCATCCTCACTGCGACACAACGACAAAAAGGACGTGTGTCTGACCTTATCGCGGCCAGTCACACGTCCCCTTGTCGTGTGCCCTCTGTACGTGTCGCCCCTCAGGGTGAAGAGCTGTCGGCACGGTCATGACCCGCGCCCAAGCGACACGTCAAAAAATTGTTGTTACTCTTCTAGCACGGGTATTCCAGATAAATCAACGATTCCGCTTCCCGAGCCCTGGGTATTTCGCCACCACGGCCCGACGAATCCCCGCTGGACGCGGCGCATTATGCGCGAGTTTTAATGCCGATTTCGCCCGGTCTCTGGTATTAATCGGAAAACTCCCCTTCGGGGCACCGCCGGACGGTCCTGCGAAACTTTTCACCGTGGGGTAGTTGCCCACATTGCTGCCGCCGGGCTTGGCACGGGCGGCACGGACGGACGCTGAGAGTTTACGGGCCATACTGTCCTCCTCTTCTCATGGTATCGGCGTGCGTGTAGCGCGACGGGTCCAGGCGAAACCGAGGCTCGATGTCGTACCGGTCCATCAAGGCATGACACGCGTGCGTGCTCAGCGTGAAATACGTCGCCTGCGTCATCTGGAGTCCCTGCCCCACCTGTCGCGCGTGCGTGGCGGCGACATCACATATCTCGGGGCGCGTGGCATAAATCGCACACTGCTGGTCGTCGGTCAGGTGGACACAGTGGCCGTCTCTGGTCGGGACGAGCCCGGCGTCGGCGGCTGCCCGGCAACAGGCCCCGCACCCGGAACAGGCAAAGGTCATCGCTGCACCCTATTCCGGCCACGTGCCGGACGCGAGTATACGCTCAAAGCGAGCCGTTCGCTCCTTGACCGCTTTTTCACTCAAGTAGTACCGCGCCTTCTCATGCTCCTCCTGCACTGCCGTGTAGAGGCTGTATTCGTGTAATATTGATCCAGGCACGCCATGCGCTTGCAGCCAGTCGGCGATATGGGCCAGCAGATCGGCAACTTCCGCATCGTCAAGCTCTCCCAAGTGTCTCCGTCTGGCTTTACATCCCTTCACCCTATCCCGTCCCCTCGCGATAGCGCCTATAGTGGCGCGACTTTGTGGACGCGGGCATACGCTCAATGGTGCGAGTCGTTTGCTTCTTGACCGCTTTTTCACTCAATTGGGGACGGCGACGATGTGTTTCTTCATGGACAATGGTGTCCAAGACCCCACCAGGGATCGTGCGTGACATCGTCTTGTTAATCTTGATCGCCTTTTTGTCCCAATCAATGCTGCCATAATCGCGCATCCGGTTATCGACCGACCGTTTGTACTGCTTCCGCATGATCTTCTGACCCGCTGGCATCTTGTTAAGCAGAATTTTTGCCAGTGCCGCTGTTACATCGTCGCAGATTTTACACATCCCATCATCGTCGAGCGGATGGCCTGCATGGCATGTCCTATTGCCGTCTCTGACCCGTAGGCACCGGTCGTGTTGACAGCCAGGCTGATCAACAAAACAAAAATCATCGGGTACGTGATTCATGCCGTCCTCTAATGCACCGTCTCGGAGCGCCAGAGCCAGTGGTCATGTATAGCCATCCGACGCATCCCCTGGAGAATGCTATCCGGATGGATATGCAACCAGAAACACCAGAAACTGAGTTCGTCACTCGGCCGCGAGAGAAACCGCCGAGCCGAGAGCGCCGCATGGCCCTCACGGCTGATATCCCGATACCGCACCACACCATTCGGGCCACGGGTGCGTTTCGTGCAGTCTTTCACCGCTTGCAGGAGGACGGCCCGTGCCAACGCGCGATACGGCGTGAACGGCCCGACGTCCTGCGTCCCCGTCAGGACACGCGGATCATGAACCGCCGCGTTCCGGCGCACCGAGCTTCTCGACGCGATCATCGGAACCGGGCACCCGTGGCCCGTGGATCACGCCAGGACGCCATCGGGTGGCCCCCGCCCAGGAGATTCCCGAGGCGCTCCGGGGACGGGGCCTGGCGCAGGCCCGTGCGCGCGAGCTGAGGCCGTTGGGCAAACGCCTGTCGCGCAAGGGCCTTCGCCCGGTCGCCGGAGGCTTTCAGTTGGGCACGTCGCGTACGAGACGGGACTCCAGGCATCGGCTGCTCCTTTAGAACGAAAATGTTTTCTCTACCCGGACCGCAAATTCCCCACCGGGGGTGCGCTCGACATTCCCATACCACCCATTCTTCCAATATTCGACAGTGGCCCCAGGCCGCGCTCCTCGTCGTGTGGTCACACGCGCCTCAAGATCGCCGCCCCCGACGCGACGACGGCCACGCAGGGTGATGGTGTCCGGGCCTCTCGGCCCCCATTCACCGAAGCGCACATGCTCACCGAGGAGATTCCCCAACCTCTCCGTCGTGGACGGCACACGAGGCCGCTTAAACGGGCGTGCCATAGTCGGGCCCTTCCTCTGGCGACAGGGGACGGCTCACCCAGGGGGCCTCGGTGCGCGCGGGTGTCCCGGACGCCTTCATCTGCGCGAGCGCCTGCGCCTGGACATGGTCACGCGCCTTCATCTCCTCGTCGTATTGCCATTGGCTCTCGGTGCCCACGCGCTTGGTCGTCGCCTCAAAGACCGCCTTGGCTTCGTCGGCCTGAATCTTCATGTGCGCGATGGCGAGCTGCGTTTCGTTCTTCATCCGCTCCATATCCATCCGCATCTCCAGGTCGGCCTGCTCCCGCTGGGCATCGGCCACGAGACGCTGCTGCTCACGCGCGGTAATGGCCTGCTCCTTCACCGCATCCGTCTCGATTTCGCGCGTTTTGGCATCGAGGGCTTTGGTGAGCTGCTGCAGCATCTGCCCCTGCTCCGCGAGTTGTTGTTGGAGCTGTTGCGCGTCCGGTTGTTCGGTCTGGTCTTGGAGCGGCGGCGGGAGGAGTTTCTTGACCCGCGCGGCGGCTTCGTGATGTCCGGGGAAATCGCGGAATTTCAGATACAAATCCCCCAGAATCGGAAACAGGGCCGGGTTGGCCTGGAAGAGCTGCCCCATTTCGTCGGCCCCCTCCAAGGCCCGCGACTTGTAGCTGCGCCCGATCGTCACGACGACGCCATACCGCCCTTTCCGGAGGTCGTAATTCCACGTCTCGGGCGACATCGGCGGCACGCCGGGGACTGGACCGCCCACGGGAGGAGCCCCCGCGCCGAATGGCGGGGAAGGCATCCCTTGAGGCGGCGCGAGCGGCCCCCCTGGTGGAGCGGGTCCAGGCGGCAGGCCACCCATACCGGGTGGAGGCATGGGTCCGACCGCCCGTGGACGCTGGGTGCGCGGATCGCGCAGAAACGGGGTATTCAGCAAGACCGTCTCCGTCTCGTCTTCCTGGTCGAGGATGCGGGCCACCCGGCCGGGACGGTCATAAATACGCGGAATCAAGTCGAGAATGACCTTGGCTTCATAGGTGAGGCTGATCTCGGCCAAGTTGTCGAGGAAGTGCGAGCTGCCCTGCTCGTATTGCTGTTGCAGGGCGAGGACCGACCGGCCACTCCGCGCGGTTTGGCTCTGCTGGCCCAGGGCGCTCTCGAAGGCACCGGTTCCTTGATGGATGAATTCCCGCGCTTGCTGGAGGAGCACCATCGACGGACCGAGCCGGGACGTATCGACCTGCGTCCGTTGCGGCGGGGGCGCGGGCGTGCCGTTGAGGCTCACGTTTTTATACCGTAAATACGGGAAATTCCGCACGTTGGCGAGCTGGAATTCCTGCTCGTGCCCTTCCTCCTGGCCTTCGACCATCAGATAGGGCGCTTTACTCTCCAGTGAGGCGAGTTCGACCGCTGAGCTGGCGGAATAATTGAGAAGCCGCGCGGCATCCTCGTTGGGCTCGATAATGCCGACCCAGCGCCGCTGTGCTTCAAAGGGAATCAATTCCCGGCCAATGACGGGAATAATGGGAATGTAGCGCCCGTCGAGTGTCTGTGCCGGGGCGAGTTCCTCGACCGCATTCATCGTGGACCACCACAGCGTCGGCACCTGCTCCTCGATCGCGCGTGCGCCGTCGCCGTCGAGGATTATCCGCCCCTCGGGAATCTCATCCTCGAACGCATCGCTGCCATCGTCGAGGAGGACACGGCGGCGGGTCGCATATTCGAGCCGGTAGTATTCGGCCACGCGCACGGCGCGGCCTGCGGAGTCGGCTTCGCCCGTCACCCAGTTCGGCGTCTTCATCCCGACCAGGGATAACTCATCGTCGTCAAAGGCGGCCATTTGGCTGTGGGGATATTTCCGCACGTAGT